CATTTCGAGCCCGCGTGATGCCAAGTGATCTGCGAACATCGGCAAATGCATCTCAAACCCTGGCGCCCGCACCGGCCCGGCGAAGGAGATGGAGCCGTCGTTTTCAACAGTCGCGTTGAACTTGCACGCAGGCGAAAGCTTTACAAGCTCAAGCCAGAATTGCTTGCAATCCGCGTCGAAGGTCAACGTCTGCGAAACAGTTGTGGTTCCGGAAACAGTGACAGGAGCGCCGATCTTGCGAGAATCGGTTCCTTGTTCGCTTCCCCAGGCTTGCACAACGCAGGAAATTGCACCAACACCAGCAAGGGTGACGGTGACGGTGTGACGACCGCCCAAAGAGGGAACGACCGCGCCGTTGGACGGCACCGGGTTGTTCAAATGCAGAGTCGATGTCGTCATTGAAAACCTCCAAGCTGTAGCCACAAATATAGGAGGGGTACCCCGTTTCCGGAGCACCCCAACCCGGCAACCGCTGTGAGGGCGTAGCGGTTACTGGAAGTTGGCCAAGACCGCTCCGCAGTCCTTGACGGAAACTGCCTTCTTGATCCAGTTGGTGCCAGTGCCGAGCTGCGCGGTGGTCGGACGAACGACCGCCGTGTTCCAGGAGAAGCCCTTCAGCTCGATGTTGTTGGTCCACTGCGCCTGCCAGAAGGCACGGATGTTCTCGGTTCCGCCTTCTTCCCAGAACAGGGGCTTGAAGTCCTGTCCGGCTTCGATCTTGACCGCACCGGGGGAAAGACCCAGGATGTGATAACGGGTCGCAGGCCCCGCCACGCTGTATACCAACTCCGGAAGGTCGGACACGATGAAGGGACGGCCCATCTGGTCGGCCATGATGTTGACGTTCTCGAACTGGAACAACTGCGTGGCGTTGAGCAGTCCGGCCAACTGCAAGTCGGTGAACGACTTGGAGTGCATGACCCAGCACGCGATGTTGTTGGAACGATCGCCCCAGAGCTGCGCGGCGTTGGTCAGTCCGGCCAGCGAAGGCGTTCCGGCAACACCGTCGTACACCAGAGTTGCGCCGACGTTGCTGTTGGCCGCAACCAGCGCGTTGACAGCGGTGGAGAGGTTGTTCGCCAAGGTCTGTTCGGCAAGTTGCTGCGCAAGCGCCGCGATGCCTTCCTTCGGATCCTTCAAGATCCAGGTGTACTGGTGTTCGGTCAGTTCGACAGGAGGAGTACCCTTCGCGTACTTGACGCGAGCGGTGTTGTCCATCTCGAAGGTGATTGCCGAAACATTGGCATTGGAAGTGATGTCACGATCGCGCACCAAACCATTCAGGTTCTTGAAGTAGGACATCTTCTCGTAGTCGCCCTGGATCGCAGGACCAGACGACAGCAGCAGACCACCACGGGTGTTCTGGTTGAAAAGCTGGGTGTTGTAGGCCAAGAGCTGACGGTAGGAGCCGTACAGCAACTTGTTCAGGATGTCCCAAGAGGGAGCGGATGCAGGCCAAGCCATGAGGATCTTCCTTTCTTACGTTCCGGGCGTGAAGCCAGGAGTGTTCTGTTGAGCCAACCACGCCGTCAATTGTGCCGGAGTAGCGTTCGCAGGCAGGACTCCGTTGAACCCTGCCACAGATCCAGTTCCGCCACCGGCACCGCCGCTGGAAGATCCCCCTTCGGAAGCACCGCTTCCGGAAGCACGACCGGCCTGGATAACCGGTGCAAAAATCTTGCTCTGCTTGAACTCGTTTTTCAAGTCCTCGACAGACAAAGCACTTGCCTTGCCGTCCGGCCCAAGCACGCGCAGAAGGTCTGTGCCGTCCGGCGACTCGACCACAAGTCGCGGGCGCAGGTGAGGAACAAGCAGCGCAGCAGCTTCGCCGCCAAGCTCCGTTGCAAGTTCACTGACGGTCTTGTCCAACAACGCACCGCGAGACTTCGCTTCGGCGTCGGAGATCTGCTTCTTCAAAGCGTCCATTTGGGAGTCGAGCGACTTGCGGACGGCTTCCACATCCTCACCGGCCTTCTTGGCCTTCTCGATCGCGTCGGTCTTTTCCTTCTTGGCATTTTCGAGCGAACGCTTCAACGCGCTCACATCCTCGCCTTGCGGGATGCCGTCCACGTCCAGGACGAAACCCTTGGTCGCGTCGTTGGCGTCCGCAGGCTTGTACTGCGACCGCAGAGCTTCATCGACTTCTTCGAGCGCCTTGATGTTGAACTTCAGAGCCATGTCAAAACCCCCTCTTGGTTTTCTCCAATTTACACGGATTCCGGCTATTCCGGAACCGATCGGTTGTCAGTTCGTGCAGCGGCCCCTTCTCCTGTGGCCACAGGTTCGGGAGGCTTGGGTTGGACACCCTGTTCGATCGCCTTGTCAAGCGGCAAGGTGGCGTAACCTGCGCGGGTGTAAATGTCCCTAACCTCTTCGGTTGTAATCAAACCAGCTTGCCAAGTTGTGACAATCGCAAGAAGCTCTTGCGAAGTCATGCGCACCATGTCAAAGTCTGTCGAAAGCTCAAACACAATTACAAAAGTGCTTCCGATGAACTTTTGCGCATACTCAAACGCTTTGCGTAGAGCAGCAGATACGTTGCGAGCACCGGACGCGAGCGTGGAGATCTCAGTCACCTTGTCGCTGTTGATTTCGGTTGCTGTTTTGGCCACAGAAGGATCTCGCACAATACGCGCACCGAGCGCCACCATTTGCGCTTCTTTCTGATCCATCGCCTCTTTGCACATGGTATTTGATGCCACTTGCAGAAGGCCAGCAGCGCCACCGGCAGGCAGAGGAAGACCACCACGCGACCCAAGCCTGAACTCGTTCTTCAGAACTTGGTCAATCCAGGCTTCGTTCAGCCCGGAATACCACACGGTAGGTTGCCCAACCATGAAGCAAGCTTCTTCGTAGTCAGCACTGTTCCGATAGTGTGCAATGTTCAAAGAAGCCAAGTCGTAAAGAGGAGCGTCGTCCACTTCCGAATCGTTACGACTAATTCCACAGAACACAAACGGAATCTCGTCGAAAGGTTTGCCGTTCTTATCCTGCGGAGTTACGCTTTTTGCTTCTGAAGTTTTCCACGGTTCGTACATGGTGACGGTGTATACGTTGTTGACCAGTCGCAGAACGCGGTAGCGATAGTGATACTGCGCAACGAAGCTGTCGTTGTCAGTCTCTACTTCCACACGTTCGCGAAGAACAACAAGCGATAGCAGCGTTTTGGCTTTGCGCTTTGTAGTCCTCCAGTTTAGGATTTCCAAAGCAGGGTAGTAGGTCAGCGTCGGACGCACCAAACCTGCTTGCACATCGGCAACCGAGTAGCTTCCTCCGGTGCTTGGAAAATCGACAAAGATTCCACCGCGACCAAAGGAAACAGTTCCTGCCAAAATGCTTTTGGCCAACTGCTCCAAGGTTACGCCGGTTCCGCACGGATCTTCCTGCAAGTACTTCTCGTCGCCAACATCAAGCTTGGGCGGCTTGTCGAAAACTTGTCCGACAAATCCTGCCAATGTGCGAGCCGTAGCGTTGTAAAACACGGCCCTTTCGAGATAGGCGTTGTAGCGTTCCTGGAACTTCTTGATGTCATCCTTGCGCTCCATGTTCTGCAAAGGCAGATACACGCTACTCTTAGCCTTGACCGCAAGCTCCCCTTTGAGAACGTCGTGGATCATGGTCCACTTCGTAGCGTTGAGCAAGTAGTCCGGGTGCATTGCTGTGTAGTTGCTGCCCTGCACGAACATTTGAAGCCTCCTAGTTGATCTCCAACACCCCTGGCCGGAACGTGGAGGACAGCACACGGTACCGTGTATCGTCGTAAATATGGTCAGGGCTGTCGGTGTCCACGTCGTCAGGATCGTCCTCGTCTCTGGGGACGGTGGGAAGGAGCTTCAAAGCCGCCTTGCAGTTCTGCATAACGTACAGTCCAGGACGCTCCCCTGTCTTAGCGTTCTCCACCATTTGACGGGTAAGTTCAAGACCAATCTTGCGCGATCCTTTGCTCTTATCTGAACGTCCCCAAATGATTCCGAACTTGCGGAACTCGTCAGCAATAGTCGGAGTGTTAACATCACGAACGTCGTGGATCTGATTGTCTGCTGGTCCTGGCTGCACGTAGCCATTTATCCAGCCTTGTTCCTTAAGCCTGCGCTCGATGGCCACAATTTCTTCTGCGATGCGGGCAGGTGGCGCACGCAACCCTCGGTTCGCTCCACCTTCCAAGTCTTCAGCGCCGTAAAGCTCGTAGATGCGGAAAAGGGAGCCTTTTGCGGGTGCCCAACGCGAACCGCTTGGAAG